TTTTTACTTCACTATTCCTCCTCCTTTGTTTTTTTGCTACCTGTGCGCAGTAGCGCAGAAGAGAAGAGAAGAAAAGAAGCTTTTAAGCACAAACGCAAGAGGTTTTACACCTACGCAGAAGGTTTTACCTCGTGCGTTGAGGTGATACGCTCTTTCGTTTTCCTTTTTTGTTTTACTTTGTTATTACAAGGTTATTAGCATTTTTTGCAGTATAATTAAATTCGTGTATTTCGATTTCGCCAGTGCTGTTATTTTTTAATTGTAATTGGATTTTTCCTTTATGGACTTCTAAATGTTCCAACTCTTCTTTATCCAAGATTTCTTTGGCTTGAGAAAACCATAAGGATATATTCATTTTTCTCACCCCCTTTGTTTTAGATTTGTGGCGCACCAGTGATAGACGAGGCAATCTGGTAGGACTGTCTCCTGATGCGCCGATTGTTTTTTGATTTAATTTGCATTGCTTACCTCATCTATCAATACAAGTATATAATTATTCCAGTCATTAGTCAATAGTAAGCTATAAAATAGTCCTAATAAACTTCACACAATAGCCCCTATGCTGCGCAGCATTTTAGCCTGTACTTTATATGACTCATTGTTTAATAATAGCTATAATAACCTATTCTGTCTTACTAAGCTATATCCTGCAATATCCCTATTTGCAACATAACAGACCTTAATTTCAATCATTATTTCAGCTATACTTTACTATTGTTCACTGTTCTATCGTGCCAATTAGACCCCTTTCTGTACGATTTCTCTTGACATAAGAGTAAAATAATGGTATGAGGTAGTTAATGGAAGATTTTACTGTACCACAATCCCCCAAAGAGACAGTAGATATATCCTTTCCAAAGTTTACTGGCCGTCTAAAGCAATTCTTAACCCCCCATCAAAGACAGTTTATTAATTTGCTTAAAGTCCCTTTTGTTGCTACTAATGACCCGGAGCATCCTATCAAAATAAACCGCCTGACAGATATAGTCAAGCAATTAGGCCTTGAGTTTGCTACACCTTTCTGTTGGAAGGAAAGGAATAAGAACTTTAGAAGGTTATGGGAAAGTATAGATAGTTTTAGGGAAGAGATATATAACAGGTACGCTAAGGAAAGTATTATAGCTAACATCATTGATAAAAAGGAAATCAGTCTAATATTCTATCTAAAGAATAAGGTCAGTGAAGAGTATAAAGATGACAGTGTCCTTAACCAAATATTCCTTAAGCAGAATAGTATCAACCTTAACCTCATCCAGACTACTGTCAACAACTATAATACTATCCAGCTAATAGACAAGGCCAAAGAGCTCTCTATTAAACTGGATAAACTCAATACCAGTAAGGGTAATACTAAGCTATGAAAGATAACATAATAGATATTATAGGAAGTAAGGTCACAGATGGTATAGTATCTATACTGTCTATACTACGTAGTATACTATCTACTCTTAGTATTAGAGAGAGTATGAGAGGGATGATAGCTATGTATAGGATAGGGCTGGAGCGGGGGGAAGAAGTTATAAGTATCTTTATATATCTGCTCCGAAACTCTCCAACTAAAAGACTTCTTCTATCATTCTTATTATTCCATGAATCTGTTCTGTTTATAAAACATTGGAAGCAGGCTACACATTGGAAGCAGGCTACACATTGGAAGCAGGCTACACATTGGAAGCAGGCTACACATTGGAAGCAGGCTACACATTGGAAGCAGGCTACACATTTGTTTAGAAAGGTGAACATAGTTGTCAGGAACATTTTAATCAGAATTGTCAGTATCATATCAACTGGAACCGAAAGGTTCATTTCTAATCTATATAGCACTGAGGTACAACGTAGTATCTTAGTATTAATATATACTCTTAGTATAATACTCTTTGGTACTACCTTTAAAACTTTTAGGGCAAAGTGTTACGTAGGGTATGGCTATGACATCTATTAGACATCAAACTAAAGAAGTTAAAGTAAGGTTACCCAAGGAACTGAAAGACCGTATCCCTGAAGTTTGGTTCAGGAGATTGTTTCCTCATAGCGGCTATATCAATCATAGCGGCTATATCAATATGATGAAGGAACAATTATCAACATCTGATGTCGCAGAACAGAGAAAGGAGAAACAGAAAGATGGGCGATAAGTTCTATCTTGGAATTTGTTCTAACTGCCGCCAACGTTCTGAAGTCCATGAAGGCACTGACGGCCTCGCTTACTGTGAAGACTGCCTCGTGATGTTAGGCAAAGATAGTGAAATCCAATCAAAAGTCCGTTTACTTCCTGTTGCGTCTAATCCTAATACTATCCAAGACAGTATAGCAATCGAACACAAAGTTACAATCCCTAAAGTTACACAGCCAAGCAAACGTAATGAACTAATTGACTGGATAGTTTCTAACGCTGATGAAGGCTGGATAGACAAGTTCTTAAAAAGTTGCAAAGATAACTATGCGTGGGTATCATTGCTCGAACAAGAACCTAATGAAAGAGTGTTGTTGAGGCTGGCTGCTGAATTAGGTTATGAAGTTTTATCAATGCCTATATCAACACCAGTTACTGCACAGCATAAAATTCCATTCTTACACATTAATTCCGAGGAAACAAAAGATGTCAAGGCCAAAGAAAATAGACCAGATAAGAGAAACAGAGGCCGCCCTTCGAGAAGTTCTAATAGAGTTAGAACAGCGCAGGCGGGCAAACCCGTTAGCCTTTCTAATCCCTAATGGCAAACAAGAGGAGTTCCTAAAACTTCCTGAGTTTGTCAACGTACTCTCAACAGGCAACGGTGTCGGTAAGACTATCATCGCAGTCAACATCGTCGGCAATCTTATCTGGGGCTCACAGAATGATTGGTTTAACAATCCAACCTTTAAAGATTTTCCTCGACCTTCACGAGGGCGCATAGTTTCTACCCACAAAAACATTAAAGAATCAATCATCCCGAAGTTGCATGAATGGTTTCCTAAAGCCCGCTATATCACCCACAAAGAGAAACAAGAATACGAAGCTCACTGGCTTACCGACACCCATAGTGAATTTGACATAATGACTTATGATACGGACCCAGAACAATTTGAAGGACCAACTTTACATTGGGTTTGGTTTGATGAACCTCCACCGTATCGTATCTTTGGTGCGTGTATTTCGAGGTTAAGAGAAGGTGGAATAATACTTATCACCATGACTCCAGTTTATTCTGGTGGTTGGATATTCGACAGGATTAACAACCCGTGGATTAACCAATCTAAATGGCACATTGTTTATGCCGAAATAGAGGACAACTGTCTTGAACACGGCAACAGAGGAACACTTAAACACAAAGATATAGCAAGGATGATAGAAGAATATCCTCCCGAAGAGAGAGAAGCTCGCATTAAAGGTTTGCCAATTCAACTATCAGGTAAAGTTTATCAGGAATTTGACCCGTCAGTGCATATTATTCCTCGCAGTAAAGCCCCGACAGAAGGAATATTGTTTCATTGTTGCGACCCTCACGATAGAAAACCTTTCGCTTTAGGTTGGTATCTCTTAGACCCGACAGGCGACCTTTACATCATAGACGAATGGCCTAACACTCCCTTCCACGAGATGAGGTCTTGCAGTCTTAACATTCAAGATTATGGCAAGATAATCGAGGATAAAGAGCAATCACTGCGTAGCATTGACACAAGAATAATTGACGCACGTTATGGCAACCGTAAATCCGTCCACACCAACACCACTATCCGTGATGAGTTCGATGATTTTAAATCAGACAAGTTTCCTGACGGGATAACTTATCTTAATTCTTATACTGACGATGACGCTTCAATCTTAGCTGGCCATAACGCCGTCAAGGAAATGTTACGGTATGACAGGACTAAACCGTTATCAAACATAAACAAACCTAAATTATACGTCTGCGACAACTGTACTAATCATATCTATCAATTTCTACATTACAGTTACGCAGATTACAGAGACATTGAAAAAGCGCTCAAGGAACAGGTTGATAATAAATACAAAGACTTTATGGATTTAGTTCGTTATGTTGTCTGTGAAATTAAAGGGTTTGCTGCGCAGCCAGAGAAAGAGCAAGGCTACGCAGTAAATGAAGATGTTCCTAAGAGCTGGGAGAAATTCCGAGAACCCGTTACGATTGGGTATGGAGTATAGTATTATGATAACCACTTCTGTTTTAAAGTTTTTTCTTAAAGACGTATTAAAGTTACAGGGTATCACGTTTGTTTTTTTTGAGATAACTTTTGTTTGAGAGATAACCAAACTGCGTAGCAAAGGAGTAATATGCCCAGAAAAAGTACAGAAGTTAAGCCTCATCCAGAAGCACTTGAGAAAGTATCTAAGGTCAAAATTCCTAAAGATGAAAAATATGATTTTATCAAAGATACTTTAAGGAAAGTTGAGGCAGATTATACCAATAAAGAAACCCGTGATGTTAAATTAGTCCGCTGGTATAAGAAGCGTTATGGTATAAGGCCGACCTCTCGTAACTTTCCTTTTATCGGAGCTTCAAATACTCATATCGCTCTTACTGATGAAAAAATCCGTAAGCTCAAACCTAATTATCTTAACCTTGCGTTTGAAGGCGACCCGATAGTTACGATGATGCCTGTTGGCGGGACTCCAATGACAGTAGCACAAAATGCCGAAATCTTCATGCACTGGCTATTATTATTCTATATGCAGCAACGCCGCCCTTCTTACTTCCGTTCTTTAGCTTTAGTCGTGGACAGAAAACTTGAAAGAGGAAAAGCTATCGCCAAAGTAGTCTGGGATTATCAGGAGAAATATTCTACTCGTGTTATTGATGTTAATAGATTACCTCTGCAAGTTCAAGAGTTTATTCATAATCCGCTTGTAACCGACGAGGAACTTAAACAAGTTATTATCCAAAATACTTCTCTTAACCTATTATCAGATGATGACGAAAAACAGCTCAACAAAATAATCGAAGATTTTAAGAATGGCGAACAGTTCTTAAAGTTTAAAGAAAAGACGGTTCTCTATGACGGGCCAAGAGTAATTCCCGTTGATGACAAGGATTTTATCTGTCCTTCTTACATTACCGACATTCAGACATCCCCTCGTTTAGTCCATATTTTGCATTATATTCCTAATGATTTAAAAAAGGAAGAAAGGTCAGGCAAATTTGAGAATGTTGACGATGTCATAGACGCTCATTCTCAACCGGGGACACGCCGAGATAATATAATTAAACTTACCGCAATGACTACTCTTGAAGCTTTGAAACGCACTCGTGAAGGAATAGAGGAATATAAAACTGACACAGAACTTATAGATATTTATGAAATTTACACTTACTATGACATAGACGATGATGGTATAGAGGAGAAAGTTGTTATTGACGTTGACCCCAAAACTAATACAATTCTTCGCTTCATAGAATTTCCTTACGAACACGATAAGTGGCCTTTTTGTGTTGATGATTATGAATACAATGATGACAGGTTTTATTCCCAGCGGGGTATTCCTGAAATCCTTGACCATTACCAAACTATCCTTACCAACCAAGAAAATGCTAAACTTGACAGGATGACACTTGCTAACTCATTGCAATTTAAATACCGTATAGGTTCTGTCAATATGGCTAATATGCGTTTTATTCCCGGTCAAGGTATAGGCGTAAAACGTATGGACGACCTTGAAGAACTCAACATAGCCAATCTTGACATATCTTTCGACCAAGAGATGATGAAAATTAGAGGTCTCGCAGAGAGTTATATCGGTCAGCCTGACCTTGACATTGGAGCATTTCAAGCCCCTCGTGAACGCAGGACAGCTTTTGAAGTTTCAGAGGTAGTCAATCTTGGCCGTCAAGTATTCTCTTTTGACGCAAGGTTATTCAAAGATTTCCTTATGGATTTATACGACCAGATATTTGAACTTTGGATACAATATGGTGCGGATGAAGTATATGTGAAAGTAACTGGTTCAGAAGAACCTTTAAAACTCACTAAAGCAGATTTAATAGGCAATTTTATCATAGTTCCTAATGGTCAAATATCATTACTTTCGAGAACGCTTGAGGAACAACGCGCGTTTGCTTTGCTTGAACTTTCCGCAAAAGATACCTCTGGTGCAATAGACCAATATAACGCTTGGGAAAACTATTTACTCAAGGCAGACCCAAGAGCTTCTAAACGGATATTGCGCAGTCGTGAGAGTTTTGACCAAATACAGGCGATGAAAATGAAACAGGAACAAGCTGAGCACGAAAAGAAACTTGAGGTTGCTGGTAGAAAGACATCAATGCAGTTAGGGCAACCCCAGACTGGAATAATGTCGGGTAATTTAGCAAGTGCAGGTGGAGGCAGGATGATATGAACGATGATAGAGAAATTTTAACAAAGGAAATCAGGTTACTTGATGAGTTAATCAGCAAGAAGAACGAACTTGTCAAATTCGCTGTTTCTTCAGGTTATTCTGACATTTTAAAAGTTTTTAATGAAGAAAAACTGGCTGCAATCCAAGACTATCTTAAAGACAATACCCCGCTTAATCAAGCATATTCGAGATTATGGAACTTCCTATGCAATTCTCTTGAACTCTTTAAAAATCCTACGGAGTTAGAGAACTTATTGTATAAGAAAGACGAACTTATGGAACAACTGAATAAATTGAATGAGTTTGAAAGGGATTATGAGGTTACAAGACAAAGAGGAGAGTCGTTATAATGCCATTAAAAGCAGGAAAAAGTAAAAAAGTTATCTCTGAGAATATCCGTACAGAAATACACGCAGGCAAACCGCAAAAGCAGGCTGTTGCAATAGCATTTTCAAAAGCGGGTTTATCAAGAAAAAAGAAGGGACATCATAGCCCCTACAAAATGGAAGGTTACACTTTCCACGAGGCGTCCAATGTATGACCCTATATATATAGGTAAGAGGCTTAAAGAGGCAGATGATAGTCCGAGAGACCAGCGGGCTGTCGTTTATCTTGAGGTTATAGCGAAATTGTTATCTAACTTTATAGAACTTAAAGAAAAGGAATACTGCGTAACACAAAAGGTTGATAAAAATAAGGTTGATAAAAATATTGAAAAGCAAGCACAATATGGATAATGTTGATTTATTAGCTAATGCGATTTATGGTGAAGCAGCCTCTGAGGACTTAAATACAATGGTTATGGTAGGTTCTACTATTCTTAACCGTCTAACAGCCGATAAACCCAAAGAGTTTGGTAAAGACATGAATGAAGTTTTGCAAAAAGGTTATTATGCCGTTAAAAACAAAAATGAGCCTTATAAACAAGCTGAAAAACAACGATTTCCAGATGCTTTAAGTGCGAAGAAATTTGAGATTGCTCATAGTGTTGCGCAGGGTCTTTTGTCAGGTTCAATCAAACCAGTTGAAGGTCATTTCTATTTTACTCCCGAAGAAGTTGAAAAACAAACTAAGGCTAAATCTTTTCATTTTGATAGAGTAAAGTCAATAGGTAAGACTGGAAAATATGAAGTTTTTTCTTATTAAACCTGACACGGCACGGGTTAGTATGCCGAAGATAGTCGCACACGGACTTTAAACGTGAAGAACTGCGTTGCTTTAGAAAGGCACGCAAAAAAGCCACACACGAGGCTAAAATCGTGAAGATTGGGGAAACCTAAGGAGGATAAAATGCCAGAAGAGCCAAAAAAAGTAGCAGGAGCGGAGCCGCAAGAACCGAAAGAACCTATTGAACCTCAAGAGCCCATAGAACCTAAAGAACCAGCAGAACCACAAGAACCTGTTGAGTCTCCTGAGGAAAAAGCCAAAAAACTTGAGGACGAACTAAGAAAGAAAGATAAGGTTATCGGCGACTTACAACACCGTGTTGACGGCCTTTATGCAAGGTCTAAAGAGCTTGAATCCTCCAAAGGTAAAGAGAAAACGTGGGATGATTTAGGTGTCGAAGAATTAAAAGACTATCGTCGTAAAGCAAGAGCGGCACAAGATGATGAACTTGTCGACTTCATCAATGATAAGATAGCGGAAAAAACTGCCACTACTCGTATCAAAGAGGAAGCCGATAAGCGTGAAGCCAATTACATCAGAATCAATACTTGGAAGGAAGTATCTTCTAAGTATCCTGACTTGAAAAACCAAGATTCCGAACATTATCAAGAGACTGTAAAATTCATTCAGGGACATCCGAAGTTTGACGACTTATTGGATTATCCTGATGGACACGCAGAAGCGGCTCTTATTGTCGCCGACCGACTACAACTGCGTAAATTACAGAATGTTGATAAGGAGAAAAAATCTGCCGAAGATAAACTTGGAAAGGAAAAAATCAAGAAAGATTTAGGCAGGGGCGAACGTAAAGGCGCAGGTGCCGAAGACGAAAGCCTTTCCAAACTTCGTAAGGCAGCAGAGGAGTCTAACAACGCTTACTCAAGAGAATGGCGTACGTATCTTACTGCCCTTGAAAAACGGGATAGACAAACTAAAGGAGAGTGATTTTAGATGGCAGTTATAACTGTGTACGAGGATGGAAATAGACTTGAAGATGTGATGGCTGCCGTGATACAGCTATCACCAACGGATACTCCTTTTGTCGCGGGAATCGGTAAAACTAAAGCAAGCAACGTTGACCATCAATGGCCAGAAGATACTTTGGCTTCTCGCAGCGATAATGCCAAAATTGAAGGTTCAAGTTTCAGTTATGGAACTGTAACTGCTCCGTCAAGACGGCAAAATTTTACCCAGATATTTGACAAGACTTTCCACGTATCTTCAACTGAACGCTGGATAAAAGGCGCAGGAATTGACGACATGTTTCAGTATCAGAAGCAGAAAGCTCTAATGGAAATTGCTAATGACCTTGAGCACGCTTTCATTAGGGGTTCTCGTGCTTCTGGTAACGCTTCGACTGCCCGCAGGATGGCAGGTATGTTGAACTACATCACGACTAACGCCACCGCAGTAGCTTCAGGTACAAAACTTACAGAGTCATTCTTCAACGGACTCGCTGAAGATATTTACAATGTAGGCGGAAGACCTGATGAGGTGTATGTAGGCGCAAGGTTAAAAAGGATAATCTCATCGTTCACAGGCGGGGCAACAAAGAATATTGCTTCTGATGATAAGAGATTAGTCAACGCAGTTGATGTGTACGACGGAGATTTTGGGTTACTTAAAATCTTTATGGCGAGGGATATGCTTACTGGAACTATTGCCAATGCGATTGCGGTTATCGAAAACCGTAAGTTCAAGATGGCAATAGGTGAACCAGTTCACGTATTGTCGCCTGAAGAAGTTGCTCAAGATACACATGGAACTAAAGGCGTAGTTAGAGGTGAAGTAACGCTTGAAGTTCTTGGTGAAATTCACTGTATGAAGGCAACTGCTTTAAGTATGGACTTCCCATCGTAGCCTAACAAGGAGGTAATTGAAGGGGAGGATGGGGTGAAATCTATCCTCCCTTTTTTACTGCGTAGCAATGATTAAACATACACCCTGTATAACTGACGAAGAAGTAATCAGCAGGATAGTCGAAGATAAGTTAGAAATCGAATTGATGCGTGCACGGGGATATTCTGTCGTTACTATGGTTTCTTATCAGTCTCCTACTACTTTTGAGTGTCACTGTTTGCCTATCTTTACTAACGATAAGCTTGAAGATATTGTCAATCGTTACCATGACTTTTTTCCTAAAGACCTTATGCAGGCTGTTGAAGAAATGAACCTTGAAAACCAATATCTTTATAGCGCTAACGGAATGAGTGAAGCTGGAACAATAATGTCATTTGGGAAAATTCCTTGCGGACTTCAAAAAATGCTTGATATATGGTGCGGGGGGGATTTTTTAGAACCTACGGAAATGCGTAAGAACTTAGCAAAATTATTTAGTTATATTCCTAAGTTAAAGGCGGGTCGGTCTTATGGACAAAAAACATTTGCCACTTAGTCTTTGCCTTATTTGTAAAGATGAAACTATTGAACTTGATAGGTGTCTTGCTTCAATTAGACAATTCGTTAGTGAAGTAATTGCAGGATGGAACGGCACAAATCCTGAAACTAAAGCCATACTTGAAAAATATAACTGTAAGATAATACCTTTTGAATGGCAGAATGACTTTGCTAAAGCCCGCCAGCTCACTTTTGATAATGCTACAAATGACCTTGTACTCTGGATGGACGCGGATGACACTTTTGAACATCCCGAATCCTTACTGGACTTATTAGATTTCTTCCAAGACCATCGTTTAGGTGCATTATGGCTATTCTATGATTATGAACAGGATGAATACGGCAATACTACTATGGCGGTATGGCGTGAACGGATACTACGCCGTAAATGGTTCAAATGGTCAGGGGTAGTCCATGAAGAAGCGTTACGTCAGCTCGATTGCATACAGTCAAAAGTCCAGATAGAGAAATGTTATATTAAACACCATATTACCAACAAAGATTTAAAAGTAAGCGGAGAGCGTAACCTTGTAATTTCTAAGACTCAATATGACAAAGAACATAAAGCTGACGATATCGATGCTGTCAATGTCTGGAACTATGCTAAATCTCTCAACGCGTGCGGTTTTATCGAGGAAGCTTTGCCGATATTTTCCGAGTTTGTGCAGTTGACAGGTTCAGACGCCCACCGTTACCAAGCCTATACTGAAATAGCTAAAATACATCGTAAACTCCACCAATTTGACCAAGCCTTAGATTCCGACCTTATGGCAATCAAAATGAAACCTCAATGGCCTTATGCCTATTTTGGTATGGCTAATACTTATTTCTGTCTTGAAGACTGGAAAAATGTCATATTTTATACAGAGTTAGGTTTTAGATGTAAAGACCCTTCAGATAGTCAGCCTATTGCTTATGACCCATTGTCAATAACAGTCAGACCATTACAACCTTTAGTCTATGCTTTAGTCCAAGAAGGCCGTTTTAAAGACGCCCAAGTTGCCACCAATAAAGCACTCCAATTTATACCTAAATCTCAATATTTCCTTAATTGGCAGAAAAGCATTGAGGAATTGCTCAAGAAAGAAAAAACCGAGCAATATTGTCTTGAGTTATATGAACAACTTAAAGAAGAAGGTAATGGCAAATTGGAATTATTTACAAAAGCATTGCCTGAAAGTGTCAAAGACCATCCTGTTTTTGTCAGATTAGCCAATCAATTCAGGTCTAATGTTACGCAGTATTCTAATCGTATAGTGATTTACTGTGGAGCCTCCGTCGAATATTGGGACGCTCTATCAGTTAAGGAAGGCATAGGCGGTTCTGAAGAGGCTGTAATCTATCTATCCCGTTATCTTGTTAAGTTGGGCTGGAATGTAGAGGTCTATAATAACTGTCTTGATGAGGGTAACTATGACGGTGTGTTATGGCAGGGTTTCTGGAAATACGATGCTGCACAGCCGTGTAGTGTGTTTATTGCTTGGAGAGACCCTAACTATATTAAGTTTGCTCCGCAGGATAGTTTTTGCTGCCTTTGGTTGCATGACACAATTAAAATGGAACACTTCATGCTGCAGGAACTTAAACGAGTAGATAAAATATTCGTGTTAAGCAAATGGCACAGGACTTGTCTGCCTGATATACCCGAAGATAAATTCTACTATACTCATAATGGCATTATCTCTTCACAATTCGATGAAATTGTAACCAGAGACCCATATTCCTGTATTTATGCCTCATCGCCAGACAGAGGACTCGACATACTACTTGAGCAATGGCCGCAGATTAAAAAAGAAGTCCCCGATGCAATTCTTCACGTCTATTACGGTTTTACCAAAAACTATGATGAAATTCACAAAAATGACCTGCGTATGAAACAGTTCAAGACAAAGGTAATGGGGTTATTAAAACAAGACGGCATAATTTATCACGGTAGGGTATCACATCAGGAACTTACGAAATCTTTTTTAGGTTGTGGTTTATGGTTTTATCCTACATATTTTACAGAAATTTCTTGTATTACGGCAATGAAAGCTCAAACAGCAGGTTGTATTCCTATCACTACTTCTATGGCTGCTTTGGAAGAAACAGTTAAATTTGGAGTTAAGATTGAAGATAAAGTTGTTCGTAAAACTAATACTTACGACTATAAACCTGATGAAATCACTATAACTGTTCCTGAAATTATGCGTGATGAGTGGACGAAACAAGCAATTTATTATCTTAAACATCCTGAGGAACAGGAAGAAATCCGCAAACCAATGATGGTGTGGGCAAGAGAACATTTTGATTGGAAACATATCGCAGTTTCTTGGGATGGATTATTTAAACAACATAATTTTCATAAACAATGTATGAAAATATAGAGAAATATTTAGATTGGTTCTATTCTCGTTTTAAAAAACCTTTTTGTCCTCAATGGACTTGTTACCGTCAAGACCATAAAGCTTTGTTGGAACTAATCGAAGAATTTAAAATAAAATCTATATTTGAGATAGGTACTTGGAGATGAAATTGGGGATTTTAAAGTTAAAATTGGAAGTCTAATAGTTTATAAAATATTAGATGAAAAGAAATAAATTAATTAAGAAAAAATGTATTTATTGTCAGAGAGAGTATGTTGATAAATGTAATTGCAAGGCTTCAGCGGGAAATAAATGAATAATAAACTATTAACAATTTGCACCACAAGAATACGGCCTCACCGCATAACCGAAATGCTTGAAAGTTTTGACAGAACTAAAAGCATTGCTGATATGGTTATTTATGTTGCCGATGATGACCCTTGTTTAGAAGAATACAAAAAAGTGCTTGAGGGTAGAAATTATATAATCGGCGTAAGACGGCATTTGGTTGGAGCTGAAAACTATATTTCTGCCTACTTATATCCTGACTATCAATACTATCAAGGTATAAATGACGACCATGTTTATCATACTCCTCAATGGGATGAGATTTTGATAAATGATATTGAAATTAAAGGTAAAAGGTGGGGTGTGGCTTGCGGCAGAGATTTAATGCACGATGAAGATTGGGATAAAGGTAAACTTCCTTCAGCTCCTGTTGTAAGCGGAAATATAGTCAGAACTTTGGGATATCTTAATTGGCCTGAATTACAACATGTTTATAGTGATGATTATTTAAGAGACATAGCACAAGGAATTAATTGTTTCTTTAGAAATGATAATGTAATTATTGAACACAAGCATTGTCTTAATGGTAAAGCCCCTTGGGATGATAATTATAGATGGGTTACTGGAGAAGAACAATTAGCTTATGGTAAAAAGATTTATGAAGACTGGGTCAAATATCACAAAGACGATACTGTTAAGAGGTTGTTAAATGCAATTAGGGGTTCTAATTAGGTCTTATCACGTAACTGATTATTTAAAGGCAGTTTTGAAGTCTTATGACTGGGTCGACAAGATTGTTCTTTTGAATTATAGGTTCAAAACAGCAGAACCTCGGCCTGACGACACTGAACAGCTCGCCCTTTCTATGAATTTGCCAAATCTTATCTTTAAGAAAGGCGATAGTCTGGAACAACACGAAATATTTAATTTAGGCCTTGAACTGCTTAAAGACTGTGATTATGTTTTTATAAACGATGCTGACGAAATTATATTACCAAGAGAGCAAAAGAAAATAATAGAAAATTTACATAGCAATAATAGAGATATAGCAAAGTGCCCAATGTTAGACTATATTGTTGATTTTTATCATTCATTTTTTCAACAGCCAAGATTCGTTTTAACCGTTATTAAACCAAGTAAATGTAGATTTGTTAAGATACGTGAGATTGAAAATTATGAACCGCAAAAAATTGATTATTTTCCTGATTGTTATATTTATCATTTTGGTTTTATAGTGCCAGTTGCAAAACTTGACTGGAAAATTAAGTGGGAAAGTATCGAGGAAGGGGTAGATGTTAAAAATAACCTTAAAAATGCTGTTTATTACCCTTGCAAAACTGTGCCGCAGGAAGTATTGGATTTTATTGGTGCTGCGTAGTAGAGTCAAATGATGTTACATAGTATTGGATTACTTATAGTTTGCCATCCTAAACTTGACAAATATCTTTCGATGGTAGTGGATAATTTCGACTATAAAGATAAAATTATTCTCTATGCGGATTATAAAATTACGCCAGAAGAGAAAATAAAAAATATAGGGCTTCAAAGATTAGACTATTGTGATTATGTCTGGACTATTGACGCTGATGAGGTTATATTACCTGATGACCAGAAAGAAATAATTAAAGTTATGTCCTCCGGAGCATATGACGCAGGTTTATGTTCAGTTATAGATTATACTTCTGATTTAGAACATAAATTTGAGCCGCGGGAACATAAGCCTGTTGTCATAGTTAATCCTAAGACAGTTAAGTTCTATGATGGCAGATGTTGCCATTATAGCAAACCTAAAGTATTCAGTTATGCAGTACACCATTTCGGTTTTACATTTTCACCAGAAATATTACAGTGGAAAAAAAATAACTACTGGAATAAGAAAAACAGCGATGAGTTTGAACAGTTGCTTAACAGACCTATTGAAAAAGCAGAATTACCAACGGAGCTTTTATGCTTGGTCAAGTAGATTATAGGGATAAAGATTTTCAGGTTATTCTGGATATTAAACCGACTAAAGTATCGCTTAAAGAGAATAAGGATAAATTAGTTAATAAAGATGTTAATGAAGAAGGAGAGATTAAAGATGACTTGCCGCATGATATATTTGATTATTTTAAACTGCCCGCACCAAGCGAGTGCCATCCGGGAATATTGGGCGACATTAAAGAAATCTCTGAAAGAGTGAAGGTTGAAAGTGATGATGATAACGAATTTTTTAGGATGTTACAGGCGATAGAAAAACAACTTCCCGCTGTGGACGACAGTATCAAAAGGTTGCGCCAAGTAGTCTATTTTTTAAGGACAATCCAAGGAAGCCTTAAGGAAGCATTAAAAGACCAGCTCTACGATATGGATGTCCTTACGGAAGAAGCAAAAGATACGGGAAATTGGCGACAGTATTTGAGGGTTGCTGAAAAGAAAGATAATGAGATACGTAATCATAGTTGAAAATGATAGAGTTTTGGTCGAATTTTCTGAAGATGATTTTAGGTATATGCTTAAATACTTCTTTGAACAGGTAAAAGATATAGATAAGGCGTTTGATGAAACGAGAGAGGCATTAACCAATAAAGTAAGGAAAATATGAGTTATGAAAGCGAGATATTGCAGAAGGTAGCAAGACAGGATTTAGAAGTTAAAGGTTTTAGGGTGTTTGCTTACGGGCTTAATGGAGTTACGCCAGTTGTGCTGGCTGCTGATTCTTCTGGCTGTCTAATACTATCAAGTTTAGTCCCAGTAGCCTATAATTATATTTCGTTAGGTTATACGGGTTCTAATTTGACTTCGGTAGTTTATAAGACTGGCGGAAGCAGTGGAGCAACTGTCGCTACTTTGACTTTAGGTTATAGTGGTTCGACTCTCATAAGTGTTGCAAGGACATAATGCCGATTAAATATGCTTTTAACCCTTTCAGCGGGACGCTTGACGAAATAGTAGATGTGGAATCTTTTGCCCACGTTGACCTTTCGGACATGCCTGATACTGGCGGAATTAACCCTGACCACGACCTCCGTTATCTCAAACTTGACGGCTCTAATGCCAACACCGCAATAAACATCGGAAGCCAGAACCTCACCACCACAGGCACAGGGACATTTAACTCCGTAGTAATCCCTACCGTATTTACCGCAATGACCGAACCTACTGGATTTGTGGATAGGACGGCAACATTAAGTTTTGTAGATGCAACAAGAGTGTTTACCATTACAGGCAATCACGATATTTATATCAATGGAGTTAAGACTTCCAAGACTACCACTTCAATTACAATAGATGACGCAACGGGAATGAATTGGGTTTACTATAATGCTTCTGGGGTCTTATCACAGGCAACTTCTATCCCTTCGTTTGCCTTACCTTTAATAGCCACAGTCTATTATAACACGGTGACTGATAAGGGTCTTTTAGGCGAGGAACGCCACGGAATAAAGATGGACGGGGATACTCACCATCTTTTACATAATACCGTAGGCACAAGATACGAAAGTGGTTTGGCTGGAACTTTCGGAGATACTACTTTCTCAATAGCTTTAGGCGTTATAGATGATGAAGATT